AAGAAGAAAAAGGCAGGTGCCACAGGGCAGCAGGTAGTATCTAATACTCCCAAAGCCAAGGTTAAAACAGCGAAAGCTGGTGGCCCAATACGCGCAAATCATAAAGGTTGTGGCGCAGTAATGAACAAGCGTAGGAAGAAAACGCTGTACGTACAAGGTAATAGGCCATGACAACATCTGGAACAACAGCATTTGATATGGACTTCACGGAGATCGCTGAAGAAGCGTGGGAGCGTGCGGGCCGTGAAATGCGTTCTGGGTATGACTTACGCACCGCTAGACGCTCTATGAACCTGATGACCATTGAGTGGCAGAATCGTGGTATCAACTTGTGGACGATTGACGAGGGTACAGTCACGATGGTTAAGGGCACAAGTCAGTATGATTTGCCTGCCGATACTATTGACCTGCTAGAGCAAGTCATACGAACAAACAGTGGGAACACCACCACGCAGTCTGATTTGACTATAAGCCGTATTAGCGTCAGTACATACGCATCCATACCTAACAAGCTAACAGAAGGTAGGCCGATTCAAGTTTACGTAGAACGTCTTAGAGATAACCCTAAGATCAACGTGTGGCCTGTACCCGATAAAAACGACGAGTACATATTCAAGTATTATCGTATGCGGCGTATCCAAGATGCAGGAAGCGGTGTAGAAACTGCCGATATGAACTTTAGATTCCTTCCTTGTTTAGTGGCTGGTTTGGCGTACCACATATCTATGAAAGATCCAGATTTAGCTCCACGTATACCGCTACTAAAAGAAGTGTACGAGGAACAGTTTGCGTTGGCAGCAGGAGAGGATAGGACAAAAACGGCTGCACGTTTTGTACCGCGCATGAGTTATGTCTAATAGGTTCGCATCTACTAAAAGAGCTATTGCTGAATGCGACATTTGTGGGTTTCAGTATAAGCTACGTGAATTAAAAAACTTAATACGTAAAGGACAAGACACAAATCTAAAAGCATGTCCAGAATGTTGGAGTCCAGATCATCCACAGTTAAAGTTAGGTGAGTTTCCAGTAGATGACCCGCAAGCCATCCGAAACCCACGTCCTGATAGGAGTCTAGGTGAAGCGGGTGAAAATAGCAGTAGACAGATACAATGGGGATGGAACCCTGTGGGTGCAGGGGATGACCCTTTCGGATTAACTCCTAATGACTTAGTAGCAACTGGTCAAATAGGAACAGTGACGGTGACAACAACTTAGAGTACAGTTATGAAAAAAGACAGCAAAATCAAAGAAGTAAAAGAAGCACCTAAGCCTGATATGAAAGGTGTTAAGACCACTGGAATCAAAGTTCGTGGTACAGGCGCTGCTACAAAAGGGCTTATGGCCCGTGGCCCTATGGCGTAAAACATGAATTACACCGAGCTAAAAACAAACATTGAAGACATTTGTGAGCTTACGTTTACCGATGCCCAGCTCGCTATGTTTACGCAACAGGCAGAACAGAAAATATATAACGCTGTGCAACTACCTGCGTTACGTAAGAATGTTACTGGCACCGCCGCTTCCAATAACAAATACTTGTCAGTGCCTACTGATTTTTTGTACGTGTATAGCATTGCAGTAGTAGATGGTAGTAGTAACTATCATTTTTTACTGAATAAAGACGTTAATTTTATACGTGAGGCGTACCCTGTTGCAGCTACTACAGGGCTACCAAAGCATTACGGCATTTTTAACGACGATGCGTTTATATTAGGCCCAACACCCGATTCAAATTATACGTTTGAGTTGCATTACGGGTATTACCCTGAGTCCATTGTTACTGCAACCACCACTTATCTTGGAGATGAGTTTGATTCTGCACTGTTGAATGGTGCTTTGGTTGAAGCTATACGATTTATGAAAGGTGAGCCTGACATGGTGGCTATGTATGACAAGTTTTATGCAGCTTCTATGGTACTGCTTCAGACGTTAGGTGATGGAAAACTACGGTCTGACACCTATCGTTCAGGACAAACGCGAATGCAGGTGATGTAACGTGTTTTTACGCGCTCCGCAGATAGAAGTAGGAAATGTTTCCGTAGCCACTACAGAGAACAAGGGGCACGATCCTGAGTTTTGGGCACAAGTAGCGGCAGATAAAATTGTAAGTGTTGGTAATAGCTGCCACCCTGTAATAGCACAGCAGGCAGAAGCATTCAAAGAAGCGGTCAGAGCCACGGCTTTGCACTACATAAAAGAAGCAGTAAAGAGCGATAGAACAACTCTTATTGCAGAGTTAGAACGCCAAGGTCATAAAGACATGGCAGACATAATTAGGAGTTTGTGATGGCTATATCGACGGCTATGTGCACATCGTTTAAGCAAGAATTACTTGTGGGCACACATAATTTTACTGCCACTTCTGGCAATACGTTCAAGCTAGCTTTATACACAAGTTCGGCTTCTTTGGACGCAAGCACCACTGCTTACTCAACGTCTAACGAAGTGTCTGGTACAGGGTATACAGCGGCAGGTGCAGCGTTAACTAGCGTAACGCCTACAACGTCAGGAACTACGGCGTTTTGCGATTTTGCTAACCTTACGTTCAGTTCGAGCACCATCACCGCAAACGGTGCATTGATCTATAACGATACTCAGTCAGACAAAGCTGTTTGCACATTAGCATTTGGTGGAGATAAAACTTCTACCTCTGGTGATTTTACTATCTCGTTTCCAACCGCAGATGCTAGTAACGCAATCATTCGTATTGCCTAAGTCATGGCAAATGTCACCGGCTGGGGCAGAGGCACTTGGGGTGAAAGCTCTTGGGGGCAACCCGATCCTGTTGATGTTACAGGTGTTGCGGGTACAGGCGCTATTGGTTCGGTTACAGTTAGTGCAGACGCAAATGTCACTGTCACAGGCGTTTCCAGCACAGGGTCGATTGGGTCAGTTACAGTTACTGAAGGCACAGGAGTCACGTTTTCAGTTACAGGCGTGGCAGCTACTGGGTCTATTGGTTCAGCTACCGTCACAGGTGGTGCGATTGTTAGCGTTACAGGCGTGGCAGCTACTGGGTCTATTGGCTCAGTTACGACTCGTACACAAAATGTTGTTTCTATTACAGGCGTGCAGGCAGATGGTAGTGTTGGTACAGTTACGATTGCAGGAGGTGCTGGAGCCGAAGTTACAGGCGTTGAAGGTACTGGGAGTGCGGCTCAAGTATTGGTGTGGGGTATTATAGATGACAGCCAAACACCAAATTATTCAACTATATCGACAAGTCAAACACCGAGTTGGACTGTGATTACAGACAGTCAAACTCCAAATTGGGAAGAGGTAGCTTAAATGGCAACTTACGTTAACGACTTACGGCTAAAAGAGATTGCCACTGGTGATGAATCAGGCACATGGGGATCCAGTACGAATACTAACCTTGAGTTGATAGGTAACGCTATGGGTGTGGGAGCAGAGGCTATTGCTAATGCCAGCACACATACCATTACGATGGCTGATGGCGTAGCAGATGAGTTTCGCTCTAGTTTCCTGCGACTTACCGGCGGCGGACAAGCCTGCACAGTTACTTTAGCGCCTAACACGTTATCGCATACTTGGATAATGCGGAACGAGACTTCCGCAACGCTTACCCTTACTCAAGGCTCTGGAGCTAATGTAGCTATAACCGCAGGTCAAACCAAAATTGTAGCTACAGATGGGGCAGGTTCTGGTGCGGTTGTTTACGAGATGGACGACCTTGAGCTTGCTGGTAATTTAGTCATTGATGGCGACCTCACCATTGGAGATGATTTAACAATTACAGACGATCTGAATGTAGGGGACGATATAAACCTTACTTCAGATTCTTCTCTTATTAAGTTTGGTGCGGATGGTGACACGACACTGACCCACACGGATGGAACGGGCCTTACTCTTAACAGCACGAACAAATTAACTTTTGGGGATGCCGCTTCTTTTGTACAGCAATCTAGCGATGGCGTATTGCGTGTTGATGGCGAAGCTACGATTGATCTAAATGCGTCTACGGCTGTCACTGTTAGTAACGATCTTAAACTAGATAGCGATGCTGCTGTATTAGGTTTTGGTGCAGATAATGACGTAACTCTTACGCACGTCGCAGATACCGGCCTATTACTTAACAGCACGATGGCTATTCAGTTCAATGATGCTTCTCAGTTCATTAATGCCCCAAGCGCAACAGTTTTAGATATTAATGCAACAGACGAAATCGAACTTAACGCCACGCTAGTGGATCTAAACGCTAATTTAGATGTATCAGGCACTTACACTGGCGCTGGTTTAATGACTACTGGCGGCAACATAGTTATCCCTGATGCTGGAAACATTGGGTCTGCTAGCGATACAAACGCTATCGCCATAGGCGCTGATGGAGACATAACGCTTACTCAAGATTTAGAATTACAGCATGATGGGGCGATACTGTCTTTTGGTGCTGATGACGACACAACCCTGACTCATACAGATGGCACAGGGCTAACGCTAAATAGCACAAACAAGTTGACCTTTGGGGATGCTGCCTCTTTTGTACAACAGTCTAGCGATGGTGTTCTTAGAGTTGATGGTGAAGCGACCATTGACTTAAATGCGTCCACTGCTGTTACTGTCAGCAACGATCTCAAACTAGACAGTGATTCAGCCGTTCTAGGTTTTGGCGCAGATAATGACACAACTCTCACGCACACAGACGGATCTGGCCTGACGCTGAACTCTACAAACAAGATCATGTTCAATGACGCGAGCCAGTTCATACAAGGCTCAAGCGCGACGGTCTTGGCTCTTGGCGCAACTGATGAGATAGACCTTACTGCCACGGCTATTGACATTAATGGCACAATGGATGTGTCAGGAACCCTTGGCGTAACAGGAATAGTCACGTTAGCTGATGATCTTATTATTGGTGACGGCAAAACAATTGGCTCTGCTTCAGATGTAGATGCCATGACCATTGCGTCTAACGGCCAAGTGACCTTTACGCAAACCTTAATCGGAACCGCTTTAGACATTTCAGGCGATATTGACGTTGATGGCACCACTAACCTTGATGTCGTGGATATTGATGGTGCTGTGGATATGGCTTCTACGCTGCAAGTGGATGGTGCTATTACGTCTTCTGCTGGCGCTACGATTACGCTTGCCGACAACACAGACAATTTATCTCTTATAAGCACAGACACCGATGACAACTCTGGCCCCAATCTGCGTATGTACAGATTCTCAGCCAACCCTGCTGATGCAGATGTTCTTGGTCAAATAGACTTTGAAGGTCGCAATGACAACACACAAGACGTCCGCTATGGCTTCATAAGCGCAAAAATCACCGATGCTTCTGATGGCACAGAAAATGGACAAATAAGGTTCTTCACGATTGCGGACGGCACAGAAACGCAAACTATGAC